CAGAGTTTCAGGTCGTTTGTTCGGCTGTCGCGACACGTCGCGTTAGACTTACAAACTTCCCGTCACCGAGTTTCTACCTTAAGTCACCATTCTCAACATCTCACCTGATCAGCGGCTTAGCCTTGGTCAGACAACTCTTCAAATAGGAAGAATCATCATGCCTCAACTTCAGACGCTGGTCCTCAAAGACCGGACGACCCCGACCGCCGTGGATCATACGTTCACGCCGCGTGACATTAAGTCAGGCGTTGGTGCGGTTGTTGAGACTACCGGAGTACCGGTGGGCGACAGCAGGTTCACCATCTCTCTTCGTCAGGTTAACAATCGTTACCGGGCGCAGATTCAGTTGGCTGTTCCTGTAGTGCAGAACGAAGTGATCAACGGGATTACCACCCCGAAGGCAGTTCGCACTGCATATGCAGACGTGACCTTCACTTTTGACAGCACCTCTACGGAGGCCGAGCGTAACAACCTGGTTGGTATGCTCGCCGACGCATTGGCGGCCAATAAAGTGCTGGTTAACGACACTGTCGTTAAGCTCCAGGGCGTCTATTAAACGGAGGTAATCATGCCCAGAATCTCGATTCTGCGGTAGGATACCTTGTTCTTATAGGCGTTCTAGCGCTTTTGTCTGTAACTGTCTCTGGCTGTGCAGGTATGCACGGCCACTTCAAAGGAGAAGTATCCCTTGAAAGCTCACCAGAAGCGAAAGAGAAAGACCGTACAGAGTGCGGATCGATCTCTTGCTCCGAGTCTGACTCTGGAAATCCAGAAGGATCTTTACGATCTTCTAGATACATACCCAGATGAATTCCAGTTCTCGTATTTACGTGAACAGGTTTTCAGTAAGTATGTTGGTCCTGATACGGACCCCAGTGACGTCAGGCGGCAGAGAGCCATTGATAAATGGCTCAAAACCGAACTGACCAACTCCGATACCAATCATCGACTTCTCTTCACCGAACCCGACTATGAAATCATAGAAGGGGTAAGTTATGAGAAGTTTATGGAACGTATACGGCTGGTCGTCTCGCAAGTGCTTTTCGATAAACCATCTCCCGAAGTTCTTTACGGAACGTTCAGCGGTGGTGCATCTACTAGTCACTCGCGAGCTGAGGGCAACCCTGCCCTTAAGTTCTTGGACAAAGCGGACGCTACGCCTTCTGCATGGAATGCGATCCTCGATCTGATAGAGGATTGCCCCATATGGAAGGAATACATCGACTCAACTTGGCAACAGCCTCGTTTTGTTGATGGTAACGTCTTGTTCACTGTGCCTAAGAACACCTCTATCGATCGGTGCGCCGCAAAGGAGCCCGATCTGAATATGTTCGCTCAGAAAGGCGTTGGCAACTTAATCCGGAAACGGCTTAAGTGGTTTGGCATCGATCTGAACGATCAGTCCATAAACGGAGAATTAGCTCGAATTGGCTCCAGGGACGGATCCCTGATGACAATCGATCTCAGTTCTGCGTCAGACAGTATTTCGACACGCTTTGTGTTCGAAGCACTGCCTGTGGACTGGTTTCTCTTACTTGATTCCCTTCGCTCTCCTATCACGGAGATTGATGGGGTCAAGCACGAGAACCATATGTTCTCTTCTATGGGT